GTCGTAGCGTTTGTTTTCGTTCACTTGTTATTCAGTGGACTTTTCAATCCCGAGTTTGAACGTGGTGTTGAGAATCGTAATTCCAACTCCTCAAGTCTTTTTCTCAATAACGAAATTTCGTCTTCTTTTTCCAGTGTCACAGCTGGTATTGCGTTGCATTCAGCGACAAAAATCTTGGAGGATTGAGTTCCCGACCCACTGGTCAGAATGATGTCAACCGCATCCGTCGTTGCATCTGAAATGGTGACGTAGGCATAGATGATCTTCGTTCCCGTACTATTCGCCTCAGTTTCGAAACCGAGGACTGCACCTTGGACAGCTTCGAAGTCAACATCACAAGCAACCGTGCCTGATATCATGTAGACTATGAAGTACGTTCCTGGTGAAGGAAAGAACAAATGATCACTTGAGAAAGAGAGACTGAAATCTGCATTTGTTGTCTGTACAGGTGTACCCAGCGGAGCTGAGCTCGAGACAGTCCCACTCGATGTATATTGCGTAAACATATGGGCACCACCGTTCGTAACGGTGTGTGATACTTTGAACTCGATTTCGTATTCGAGATACAAAAACCCAAGAGTGGCTGCAGATGTAAAAGGAGAAACACCAACAATGTCAATCATCCCTTGTTGTGAAAGACGTTCTTCTGCGGTATTGTCCGTGAAAAAGAACTGTTGGTTGCCCTCGTTTTGTGGAAGGCGGTATTGTCCTTTTTGAAAGACGTGATGCATTTGGCTTCCTGTTGCGCTTTCTGCACAACGGACTGACAAGGTTCCCGTAGGTGGCTGGTCAGCAACATCAACGTCCACGAATCCGATGATGGTTCCAACGGTGGTACTTCCAACCATTGGTACATAATGGATGACTGCTTTCCTGAAGCGATATTTCTCGTAAAGACGAGAAAACACTTGGAGACGAGTTCCGGTCAGGTTTTGAGGCGCTAACACGGTTCGAACCAAATGGTCACCCATTGACTGTGAGTTCGTAACTGTCACAGACCCAATGAATTCACGGTCGGCTATCATGAGCCTTCCTTTCGTCGCCTTTTTGATTTTTGGCATCATAGGACGACTTTTAAGAAACATTGGCCGATTCATCGGTATTCCAGCTCCAAGAGTGACTCGTGAGACATCTCTTTTCACTTCTTTTCTGACTGCCTTAGCAATCTTTTTGGTTGAAGTTTTCTTTCGAAGACGTGGTGGTACGTACTTTTTCCCTCCTCGTTTATTCATTATTCCCAGTGATCTAGCAGAAGCTTGAGCCGCAATAGCACCAGAGAGAAGGTAAGATTTGAGAGAACCGATACGATAAGCGTTCTTTGCAAGATCCCAATCAGCTTGTTCGAGGTCTGCGTTGTCTGTCGCGTAATTTCGATCGTGTTCGCTGCAATGATAATCAAGTTCGTCACTTGGACTCCGATCACCACGTAATACAGAATTTTGGTACTTGCCGTCACTCCAACCAGGTCCACAGTAATTACCGTGGTAAGCGAACGAAATTTTTGAACTTTTAGCCTCTTCTAGACTTTTTCACAGGGCCGACATTTGATTGAGGCGCCACCCCGCGATTTACACAAATTTCGTCTGTGACATCTTTTCTTATCCTGTAAAAATAGTCGTCATCAGTCCATTCTTTGCGTTTGAAGCCCTGCGGTAATGCATTAGCATACAGATTATACATCGGTTGCCAATCTTGCATTTTGTCAACAAACCATTGTTCATTGATTGGATGTTCAGGAGATCCCAAATTCTTGACGTACAAGTATTGTTTGATTAAGACCTCCCTATCTTTCCAGGCGTCTTTAGGGCTTATGAGAGGCATTGTTCCAGAGAACTCTCTCATTGCGAGATAAAAAGCTCCTTGAAAAATCCCGCACATTGAGAAGGAATTACTTTTTTCAAGTTTTCCTATGTACAACTCCAAAATTTGTTGTTCTGTGAAGTTTATTGCATCAGCCTTGTGGTCCGGGTACATGTCCAGGTACGCACGTCGCACTTTCAAAAGCGGTTGATAGTCTTCAGTCCATCGTGACAGAAGAAGAGCTGCATTTATGCGGGCGAGATCCAACACGGGATTACGCTCACGCATTTTACACGCTAAAGAAGCAACAACTTTGGCCGAGTTTGTCATCGGCATCCAATACTCCGTAGAATTTATGGACACTCGAACTGGTTTGCACGACAAATACTCCACGTCAAGGATTGAGTCAACTTTGTGTACTTCAATATCCTTTAGATCAAGTAGGTGAAACTGTCGTATCACCTCATCAAAGACTTCGTAATCATTTCCACTCGTCCAATTGTCATCCCCAGTATGATGGGCGACATTTTCATCTAGATAGTCATCGAGATCCAAACCTCTGGACTCGTACACTTTCCGAGCGGCAGTAAATTCGATAATCTTGTGTGTCCCAACATTTTGTGGTGTTGTACGACCATCACCAGAATTTTTACCTCTGTCTTTTTCGCATATCTCTCCCCGCGGTAAAACCACAGGGCCAACAGTTTCGTGATATAGCAATTTGTGTCGAGATCGATGTGCATCAATCATAAAGTTGTTTAATCTCTGCTCAATGGCAAGGTTCTTCAAAGAACCCAACAACTCATAGAAAGTGACTTCATTTGTTTGACACAGTGGCGTAACCGTGTCGACCTCGAGTGCTCTCCACCAGTGGTGTTGATTTGAATCCCACTTGGGAGCATCATAAAAACCGTGGCATGGAAATTCTTCCACAAGAGACACCATCTCGTGATAGTCTTGGTAGAAAAGGGACATACCCATTCCTGTTCGCATCAGTTTCCAGTATTCAGCGATCAAAATGTCATGGTCTAAGTTCAACATGTGATTAAGAATCAATGCGTAAATAGATCCTATTACAAAAGACCTTATGCTTTTGTCGCGAATTTTTTCTGTCGGTCGTATTTCAAATTTCTCTGTCGTTTTCCAAGGAATGATAATTTCCTCATCATTTAGAAAGAGATACAGAAACAAAACCAAAGATTTTCGGAATTCAAGAGAGTCGAGACATTCTCCTTTTGTTTTGAAGATAGGGGACATAAAAGCCGTAGCTGATTTTGAGCGATCGATGTATTTCACAACTTCGTCATAGTTCATGATTTTGAATTTCTTTCCAATTTTCATTTTAAACCTCAAATACCAATGAGCCCCTTTTTGCCATTCATCATAAATCGTATTTAGTTTTCTTGGGATATAGTACTTTGCAAAATCTTTGTAAACACCTTCGGTAGAAACCGGTGTAAG